AAAGATGATTAGATTAGTAATTGATGCAGGCTTTTGGATGAAGAAGTTTAAGAAAGATAAAGAGGATGTCGAATATATCCGTACATTACTAGAACAAGCAGGATTATGAATACCGTATACATAGGTGGTGTTCAAGAATGGCAATGGATAATTAACCATTTTGGTTTAGAAAGTGTTTCGTTATTGTTGAGCACAAAAACAGTGTCGTTTGTAAATGATGAAGACTTGACTGTGTTCAAACTAAAATTTCCTGGATATAAACAGAATGAATGTTATTTTCTTTCACAACGATCTCTCGATGTATTCTATGCGCCGTATATACCATTAATGAAAACATTAAATTAGACGAAAGGCCAAGATATATGAAAAAGAAAATAGACGAATTAATAAATCAACAACCAAAAGATGTGAATTCTCTGGAATCACAGGCTTTTTTGAAAGAGATACACGAAAGATCATTAGAACGCCAAACTAAGATGAAAAAAATGATCGAAGAATGGAAAGAAGAGGATCGACAGAATGAAAATAAATGAAATTAGCAATCAAGATAAGCTTGTTCTTGCATTAAAAGGCATTAGATATGATTTTATTTGTGACTATAGTAATGTTATATCCGTATACGGGGTCGTTGGTAAAAGTATTAATCGACGAAATATATTAAAAAGCGATATACAAAATATATTATCGGATATTACTTCTTTTGTGAATTATGGTTTTTTGGTTAATGATCCTGATATATTAGCAGCAAAAAATATTTATACCGAATTGCAGAATATTTACGAATCACTATGAAAAGAGTATCGACCGACGTCGACGTAGACGTATTTAGAAGAGACGATATCCTAAAAGGTATCGAGTGCATTTACGGGCGTATCGACCGCCCAGATGACAAATTCGAAAAGCACAACACTGGTGTGTATTTCCAAAACATTCCACGAGACCCAACAACAAACATATCCACACTAGGTCACAAAATTGCCAATGAGTACGGATACTTTAAGATAGACTTTCTTAATGTCAATATGTACGAAGGTGTGCGTGATGAAGATCACTTATTAGAATTGCTTGATAAAGAACCTGCATGGGACTTCTTTGAATATAAAGAAATAACCGATCAGCTATTCCACCTTAATGGTTATAGTCATTTGTTACAGATGTATAAACCGAAATCAGTAGAAGACCTGGCAATGATACTTGCAATTATTCGACCATCAAAGGCTCATTTACAACAAAGTGGATGGGACAGGATTAGAAAAGAAGTTTGGGTAAAAAACGGTAATGATACTTATGAATTCAAAAAATCTCATTCTATCGCTTACAGTTTAGCTATCATTGTGAATCTTAATTTACTAATAGAAAAAATGTCGAAAGAATAATATATGATAGTAGATAATTCAACTTTAAAAATACTTTGATTAATCGATACTTCTGATTAATTGTATTTGACGTTTTTTGATACGCTTTTTCATTATATTATTAAGACTAGTTAATGTACCAAACATTATTTCGACTTCTTTATTTACTACAGTCTTTATACAATATCTAAATGGTATCATTTGTCCTTGTAGGAAAATATTTATTGGTAAAATTCTATTACTTTCCCACCACCATATTTCACCTAACTGCAAGAATAATAATTTTTCTTCTGGAGAACGTATAGCTTCATAATCATAAAAGCTTATAATTTTGTCATCAGAATTCTGAATGATACCAATATACTCGTATGTCTGGCAACGTAACCCACTTAAAAATGGGAATTTTTCTTTAATGTCATTAATATCTATCATACCCTTATTTATATATTTAGATCTTTAAATCAAAATTTTTTTGATGTTTATGTGATAAATACAGATATGAGATTATATGAATTAATTATATTAAGTGAGTCCTACGACATAACACATAGTCTGCCACCCGAACCTGGCACTACACCTATACTACCGGGTTATGTTAGACTATACCATCAAACAGATGAGGATAGTTTACGATCCATCGAACATACTGGACTTAAACTAGCAAATGCACGTGGGATAGAAGGTCCCAGAGCCATCTATGCAAGCAAAACTGGGTTTTACGGAAAACCAGGTTCGCGACCTACGTTAGAGTTTCAAGTTCCAGAAGATAAGTGGGATTCTCCGTTCGTACTAATGGATGTACCGCCGATTAATATAATTGCAGCACATTACCCATGGCATGCCAAGGCCAGGTATCTAGTCGATCATCCTGATAAAATGCAGATGACACTAAATGGAGATTTTGACGATTTAGGTGGGGATTATGCACCAGCAGTAGAATACATTAAAAATACATATGGTAAATAATGACCGACACAACTTTTAATAAATTATATCTCTATGACCATATACGTCAATTATTGTCTGTAGATGGTAGCCTCTGTTTTCACAAGGATAATAGTCCAATGCACAAAAATAAAATTAAAATACATAAAGGGGTAGATAACAAAATCATTTTTAGAGCATTAGCTCCAGACAGAAGCCCTGTTACCATACCAAGTAACCAGCAAGTATATGCTAGGATTATCAATCCCGAAAATAGTACAATTGTATTAGAACAACTATGTAATATTGGAGTAGCAAAAGGCATAATTAATTTAATAATTGATAGTGGAGATATTGCAGATATTGCACCAGGTATTTATAATATGGTTATTATTAGAACTGAAGAATTTGTTTCTAATATTCCGGGATATTATATAGAAAAACCAATGTATAGCGATTTGAATGATAATATGTCTATGGAAATAGAAATTACAGAGCAGGCGCTTAAAGCTCCGGTCCCGAGTATTACTATAGGCCCAGATAATTGGGTCTCTGACTATACTGCTTCTCCTGGATCTATAGGTCGACCATGTTTTTATAGTAGCAGAATACCTGGCGGCAGAGTAATGAATCATAAAGAATCAGTTCAATCATTCTCAACTTATACTGAAAACTTTACAGGTACATTAGAACTTTGGGGAACACTCGAAGAAACTCCTGATGCATATCTTACTGAAGCACGTTGGTTTAAAATTTATCCATCGACTATGTCAGAGGATATAGAATATGTTGGCTATACAGGGACACAGGCATGGACATTTCAAGCAAATTTTATGTGGATGAAATTCCGTCTTTTACCATCCACAGCAGTATTTGATCATGGCAAAATGTTAAAAATTATTATCAGGAATTAAAATGAGATTATACGAAATACTAAAAGAATCAAAAAAAATTAAGCAACTAGAAATTAGTATATTAGAAGCTGAAGGAGATAGTACTGGACTTCCACACTTAACAAAAGAAATGCTATCACATATAATTGCTGAAATAGATACAGAAGGTGCTAACGCCATTGTTAAAAGTTTAGAATGGGGTGACGGAGCAGCCAAAGAACTATTGCAATTAATTAAAAAAGATTTAGAAAATAATTTAAGTATTGAAGAAAGTGTTAAGCAACGTCTGGACCCTAAGTGCTGGAAAGGTTATCATAAATCCGGTACAAAAATAAAAGGCGGCAAGAAAGTTAACAATTGTGTACCTAATAAATAACTTTATATAAAATGTTATAGGAATTATTGAGTTTCTGCAACTAATCTGTTATACTTAGTAAATGAGTATAATAGATACAATTAAAGATGCAATACTTGCAAACATTGGTCCTCTAAAACAGGCTCCGAAGAATTGGGGAAAGAGAAACTGCCCACTGTGCCATACGCAAGGGCATGGACGAGATACCCGGCATCGTTTCGGTATACAATTCAACGCAAATTCCATCGCATGTAACTGTTTTAATTGTGGATTTTCGGCATCTTATACAGAAGGTGAGGAATTATCAAAGTCTTTTAAATTTTTATTAACTAATTTACAAATAGACACCAAGTTCATACAATATATCGAATTTGAAATATTCAAACAGAAAAATCAAATACAATCTGTTAGAGAAGGTGACGAAGAATCACAACCCAACAAAGAAAATAAACTTAAAAATCTATTCAACAAATGGCATCCTAAAGATTTGCCAGAAGAATCATTAACCGTTACTGAATGGTTAGAGTATGGATTAGATGATCCTGATTTTATGAAAGTAGTTAATTATGCATTAGATAGAAAACTATTTGATTTAGATAATTTTTATTGGTCACCTTCCACATTACATAATGTAAACCAACGATTGATTATTCCATATTATCATAAGAATAAAATTGTTGGGTTTACATCAAGATTATGTTATAATTTACTTGATAAATCTATACCAAAGTATTATCAGCAATGCCCTCAAGACTTTGTATATAATCTAGATCATCAACAGGACTGGTCACGTAAATATGTAATTGTTACAGAAGGCGTGTTAGATGCGTTGTGCGTCGACGGCGTTAGTATATTAGGCGAGGTAGGACAGGATAAAGTAGATATTATAAATAGATTACAAAAAGAAATCATTGTGTGCCCTGATAGGGATAAAAAAGGCTATGATTTGGTAAATGTTGCAATAGAAAATAACTGGGCAGTAGCTTTTCCAAAATGGGATAAGGATATAAAAGATGCAGCAAAGGCATCAGAGAAGTATGGCAGATTATTAACAACACATTCTATAATTTCATCGGCAGTAGTCGGTAGAGAAAAAATAAAATTAAAGTGGGATATAGAACAGGCCGAGCGCCGGAAAAGGATATTATGATAGAGAAAGAAGAAAACGCAAGTGAAATTAATGATTATAGTAAGGATATCGAGGATATATTCATTAGCTTTATGATGAGTAGTCCTGATTTGTTCGTTCGGTGTAAGGGTATTATCAAATCTTCATATTTCGACGATAGACAAAATAGAGATACTGTTGCATTTATTGAAAGCTATAGTGCTGACTTTTCGATTATACCGTCACTTGATGAAATTCTTGCAGTGACGAAAAAAGAAATAAAAATTATGGAAACAGAAGCATCGATACACGATGCTTGGTTCTTGCGTGAATTCGAAAAATTTTGCCAACATCGGGCTTTACGAGATGCAATTTTAGCATCTCCAGTTAAACTAGATGAAGGACGCTATGGCGAAGTATTGGCAAATATTAAAGCAGCAGTAGAAATCGCACTTGTTAAAGACTTAGGATTAGACTACTATGCAGATCCAAGGGCACGTTTAGAAGCATTAAAAGATAACAAAGGACAATGTTCAACTGGCTGGAAGACAGTGGATGAAAAACTGTATGGTGGTCTGAACAAAGGCGAGATTACTATCTTTGCTGGACAATGTGTTACAGCTAACACAAAAGTAACTGCCATTAAAATATTAGATTTAGATAAATACTTTAGCCAGAGTAACCAGCAAAAAGGATTATCTAATGAAAAAAACAAATATTGAAAAATTTTTAGGTTTAAAACAGGTAATAGAGATATTTGGCATTGATTTTATGATGACCGTCGACCAACAGCAGAATTTGATATTATATTTTGACAGATACGGTTATAGAACATCCCAGAACAGGTATAGTCGATTAGCCTGGTTTATTAAACAAGGAGTAATTGATCTGTTTGCAAAAGAGAAGAATCTTCTAAGGTATCCGCGAATGAGTGTAGAATATTTTAGAGAACTATATGGCGTAACAATTGGCGAAGAACGATGGAATTCTAATTTAACGAAAATAAGAGATTGCTTTCCGTCAAGAGAGATTTATTGGTCAAATAATGGATATTCTGCTGAAGAAGCTAAACTCAAGGTAAAAGAGCACCAGATTAATGCATCATTGAAATCACAAAACAGAAATCATAAGAAATTTAGCATAAGATGTAAAGAATATTGGATAGAAAAGGGATATACAGAAGAATCAGCAGTGGAGATGGTCAGTAATTGCCAGCGAAGAGGTATATCATTTTATGTAGAGAAATATGGCGATGTGATCGGGATAAAAAAATATAATGCATCGTGTAAGAAACGAATTAGAACGTGGGAAAATAAACCATATGAAGAACGTAAGAATCATTATCTGAAGACAATTCCGACAAGTTTTAATGAATCGGGTCAGGAAATGCAAGCGATAAAATTGATTCTGCTTCAGAATGATATATCAGCGAATCGCTGCATGTTCGGCCCTCCTAGTTCACAATTCTACCAATGGATACCCGAACATGGATTCAGACGATATGATTTGGCTATTTTTGAAGATTCGACTAAAACTGTATTACAGTATATAATAGAATATCATGGCCCAGGCCATATAAATTTCTCCGATTATATCAGTAGCATGGATAATAAGATTATAGAAGTAGATGGCCGGCCGTTACCACATTTAGGGACATGTGGCCATAGTTACAGAAATGATATTGCAAAAAAACAACATATAAATTCTAAATTTCCTGATGTGAAGTATTGTGTATATTGGGTAAAGGATTTAAAAAATAAGGATTTAAGATTATATGAATAACCAGAAACTTGATTATCTGTCACAATTTTATGACAGAGGATTTCTGAACAATTATATGAAAGATAATATAGAATTGTTTAATCGATTATATATAGATATGCAACCATGCGAATACAATATTCTCGATCTACACGATTCGGTCGATAAATGGGTGGTTGACTCGCCCGACGGATTCGTGCCTGTGGAAAAATTGATATCTAAAGGATCTTATGAGATTTACCGAACCGAATTTACAGATGGTACATATGTAAATTCGTCAGGATTACATTGTTTCGAAAATACATTTGGTGGGTGGATATCGCCCATCAATATTGTACCGGGGCATAAATTAAAATCTAAGAACGGTTATAAGGAAGTTGCAAGAGTTACGAACTCGGGGATAGAAGATTTGGTATTTGATCTTGTTGTGAATTCAGATAACCATAGATACTATACGAACGGTATATCGTCTCATAATTCAGGAGCAGGTAAATCGCTCTTTTTGCAGAATCTAGGGGTAAATTGGGCAATGAATGGACTAAACGTAGTTTACCTGTCTTTAGAGTTAAGTGAGAAATTATGTGCTATGCGTATCGATGCAATGCATACAGGGTACGAAACTCGAGAAGTAATGCGTAACATTGATGACGTACATATGAAAATTCGTGCATCACAACAAAAGAGTCAAGGTTCATTGCGTATTAAACAAATGCCGAACGGATGTACAACAAATGATATTCGAGCATTTATTAAAGAATATGAAATTCATTCAGGAAAGAAAGTTGATGCAATCTTAGTCGACTATTTGGATCTTATGTCCCCGATGAGCAAAAAAATCTCAGCAGAAAACTTATTCGTTAAAGACAAATATGTAACTGAAGAATTACGTAACTTAGCAGTAGAGTTGAATATGGTTACTGTTTCAGCTTCACAGTTGAATCGTTGTTTATCTCCAGACACACTGGTAGAAATCGACGGAGTTGGTATGATTGAAATTAAGGAAGTAGCTGTTGGAGATAAAATTTTAAGTGAAACCGGGTATAATACTATATTGGATAAGTGGACAAATAAGCAACACGTTTATAAAATAAAAACAGCATCAGGTAAAGAAATTATATGTTCAGCTAATCACCGATTTCCGGTAGAAAATGGAATAAATTCAATCGAACATGGGCTGACAATAGGAGATCATCTCTATATTAAAAATGATGAATAATTATTTAACTGCATCGCAGTTAAATAGGAGTTACTTTTATGTTTAATAAATATAAAAAATTATCGAAATTTATATTCACAGAAACTGAAATATGTGAACTATTAAAATCTAAAGAGTATTTTAGTAATAAGAAAATTTCTTTCGGAAAGTTAGTGAACCACATTGAACGTCTAAAGGAATATAATGTTTCATTTTCCTCACTAACTGAAAGACTTGAGAAGATAATGAAATTAGGTAAAGATTCGTCTTCGAAGAAATCTTTCTTGTATCGCTATGGATGGGCAGGATTCAGACTATATAAAGAAAAGAATTTAAGTTCAACAAACACAAGAAATGACTTAATTAGAAAATTTGGAAAAGATTATGCGGATAGTATGCTTTCTTTACGAGGAGCATCAGAGGAAAATTATATTAAACGGCATGGTTCAGAGGATGGAACACTTCGATGGAAAAATTATCTTAAAACTCGTGCAACAACATATAAGAAGAAACGTAATGACGGCTACATATTTCCAAAATATAATTTATCTTATTTTATAAATTTATACGGGTCAGATGAAGGAACACAAATATATAACAATAAAATTAGTAAACAGGCATATAAAGTTTCATTAGAATATTATATCGATACATATGGAGAAGTGCAGGGTAGAGAATTATGTAAGAAATGTAAATCACATACATCATTATCAACGTTTATATTAAAATATGGAACGTTGGATGGTACTAAAAAATATTTAGAATTTATATCATTATTATCAGTGTCCTTAGAGGAAAAATACAAGAAAAAATACGGGGATTCTTGGGAAGAAAAGTATAATAATAGATTTAAAGGTACATTAAATTGTTATAAGAAAAAATACGGAAATGATGTAGGTGATTTATTATTTAATAAAAAGATAGAAAAGTTATCAGCAGGAAATAATTCTTTACGTAGTAGGTCGAAAATTTCTGAAGAATTATTTAATTATGTATCAGTATTTGTTGACGATTTACAATATTATGGAAAGAATGAATATACAATTTTATTTGATTCTGCTGAAAAAACAAAGTATAATCGGTATTTTATACGACCAGATTTGGCCTACAATAATAAAATTATCGAATTTTATGGAGATGCATATCACGCTAATCCTACAATATATGGGGAGAATGATATGCCACATCCTTATAGGAAAACTGTATTTGCAAAAGAGATATGGAAAGAAGATTTAGAAAGATGTAAAATATTAGAAGATAAGGGATATTCGGTAATGATTATATGGGAAAACGAATATAAAAATAGTAAAATCGATACAGTAAACAAATGCGTGGAATTCTTAAAAGATGAATAATTTAATAAAAGACGAAATAGTAAGTATAGAATATATGGGCGAAATTGATACAGTTGATATAACCACAGACGGAGATCATTTATTTTTTGGAAATGGAATTTTAACTCATAATACATCATACGAAGAAATCGACTTTGATCCAAGTCACATTGCTGGTGGTATTTCTAAAGTCAACACAGCGGATAATGTTATCGGTATTTTTACAAGTGCAGCAATGAAAGAAAGTGGCAGATATCAAATTCAGTTTATGAAAACACGTTCTAGTTCTGGTGTTGGTTCTAAAGTAGACTTAGCATTTAATACTAAGAGTTTAAGAATATACGATTTAGAAGAAGATGATGATAATGCAATTGCAGCAACATCGAAAAATATTTATGATCAATTAAAAAGAAATAGTGTAGTACGTTCGGGGGAAAAAGCTCAACCTAAATCAGAAGGTATTACATCATTTACTCAGATAGAATCTAAAGCTGACCCGCTTGAAGCAGCCGCAGGTCTTCGTGCTTTTTTAAAGAAAAGATAAAAGCAGATAAATAATTAAAACAATATTATCGGAGTCAAACTTGTCCATTAATCGAAGAAGCAAATCTATTCTTGAAGAAATTAGTAGTTATGTGCCACATAAAAGTAAAGAAGAGTTAATTGAAGCTCGTGCTCAGCATATTATCGTCTCGGCTATTAATTTGTTAGAATCGATTGATAATTCTTTTACCAATGACGAAGCAGATGCGTTAAAGAAACGATTTGTTTCTAGCATACGTGGCGCCGACCCAAGTCGATTTACACGCATGGTAAAACGAATTAAATCTGGAGATATGGGAGATGATGATTTAAATGGCTAATAAAAATCTTACTAGGAAATGGATTAGCTATCTTAAAGGAATGCAAATTATTCGACAGACATCTGACACATCAGGTAAACTCTTATATAAGAAACCGGTAACATCTGCTAATCTAGTACATTTTCTTATGAACGCTACAGATTTAGACGAAGATACAATATATGATGCTATAGAAACTGCACTTAAGAAGAATGGGCAGACTCCGGAAAGATTGCTAGGTAAAGATGCTGCTGATCAGGTTGCGAATCCAGAGAATCAAGTACAGAATCAGCAACAAAATCAGCAACAAAATCAAGTACAGAATCCAGAGAATCGAGTACAGAATCAGCCACAGTTACCGAATCGATCGCCACAGAAAAAAAAGTGGAATACAGACGATGCCGAAGATGTAGAATATAAAGATGTACCAAATAATCCAGACGATAACAGCCCGCCACAGTTACATTATTCGGGTCGGCAAAACTCACGCGGCGGCAAAAAGGCCGGCATAGTAAGTCAAACCCCTGATGCTATTAGAAAACGTGCTGCAAGACTACGTAAAAAATCTTTAAAAGAAGATTTCGTAGATGAAAACGTTGAATTAAGTGAAAAAGTTGTAGAAGACGTGTTTGATATATTAGATGCAAATAATGCAAGTAATGCAAGTAATGCAAGTAATGCAAATAATGCACAACAATCTCAGCAAGGTACCCCGGACGACATTAATAAAGTTAAAAATATCATTAAGACAAAGATGAATAAGTCTTTAAGAAAGATGCTATGGCAGTTATTACAAGAATCGGCAGTAAATGAATCTCGGATAGATCGAAACGAAACAAAAGCAATACTTCAATCCATAATCGATAATAAGTCATATGGTAAGTTAAAGAATAAAAATATTACTTTACAAGATCTACAAAAAGCATGGAAAGATACAGGATTTAGCAATAATACTCAGAATATAGGAGATCTTTTAAAAAAATATGGGTTTGGTGATACAGAAATACACCGAGTTTTTAATAATATACTAGGCGGTAACAGTGATTATGACGAAGATGAAGACGAGAATGCACCTCCATTAAAACCTAATCCTCAAGTTATTGAATTTGCAAAGTATATTAAGACCCACGGATATACCGATGCAGTAATTGAATATTTAAAGACTGAATTTAGTGACGAAGTTAACCCGCCTCAATCATCAGCGCCACATGAAGAACCTGAAACGCAGGGATTCTTAGGTAAAGCAATGAACTGGGCAAAAAATAAGTTTGGAAAGAAGACTGCTACAGTAGAAGAAGTAAGACATATTTTTACTGCAATGCTATTAGAAGACAGGACGATGCAGCAAGAGTATATTAACGAAATAGAAAAACAATTACTTGGAAGATCACGAAAATAATCAAGTATTAAAATGTTTATTATATATTGGCCCGATACACATACTATTAGATACTTATATTTTTTATTTAATACACATAATTGAATAAATTACTCGAAGTTTCGGCATATTACTTATAAGATTACTACGAATGATAAATAAACTTATGCAGATATTTATCTGCGAACCTATTAGGAGATTTATTATGACAACAAAAGTAAACGGCGCAGCATATCCAGGTGTTTGGGTAGAACGTCAAGTAGCATTCGTAAAATTAACATTCAATACAGATATCTCGGCTATTCCAGCTGCTGATTTATTTGAACTTGGAACAACTACCCCAGTTAGCTTAAATACTGTTGCTGATTCGACTTTCGGTATCGTTGAAAGTGCAATTGTTTTAGCACTTAAGACAGTCGAAACTCGTTCTACAGTTTTAGCAATCAGTACATATGATGCAACGACATTTAGTATTGACGTTATGTTGGGAAATGCTGAAGGATGGTTCGCTCCATTAACAGACGGTGTTATTGTTAGCGCATTACCAGTCGGCGCTGCAACAGCAATGATTACTACAGCTGGATCATCTGCTACAGATGCAGTTGGGACACTTGTTTCTGTAAATCCATCGTTTGTTACTGTTAGTGTTAACTATGTATACATGGATGGTTCTATGCCATCGGCAACAGGTGCAAACGGTGCATTATCATCTGGCCCAGGTTCTACATCGGGTGCATACCCTATGAACAGTCCAACTGGTACTCCTGGTTTTTACCCGGCAGCTGCTCATAACTAATCTTAATTGATTATATAAAAAGCTCACGCTTAGTGAGCTTTTTTATTCTTTAAAATTTTTAATTATGATAAATAATACAACTTGTAGGAGATAATCAAATGACAATGAAGATAAATGGCGGAATTATCAGTCAACAAACGTTGACTGGTAGCCTAAGATATTTTAAAATGACAGGTCCATTTGCGTGGACTGTTTCAGATGGATCAGTAAACTTGCCCGTGGCAGTATCAGGCGGAGCAACTACTGCCACAACATATTTTGCTGTAGGTAATAATGTTTCAGTGCCTAATAGTGCTGCAGAATTAGCACTAGCAGAAATTAGTACACGATGCGGGATTGACATAATTGGAATACAACCCGGATTGTACGGAACATCGTCTGAAATTCAGTTTGCATGTCCTGCAATGGCGTTTGGATGGGGAGCCGATGTTCCTTCATATAGTACAGCACCTGCAAATTCAGATGAGGACTTAACTGCGGCAGCGGTGGAAATTCAGTCAGCTGTTAGATCATTAGGTATTTTAACAGTATATGTATCTGTCGGCGCCACCAATCAGTCTATCGCACCCGTAACATCGACTGCAGATATGTCTACAGTTATTATTACAGAAGTACCTTTTAAACTAGCATAAATTAGTCGATACTAAGAGAAAGTTATTAATCTAACTTCTCTTATCTATATTTCTTAATAATCTAGTATAGTGTATCAACTTAGTTTAGCAAATTACAAGATTTTAACTAAATATAAGAAATAAGGATTAATATGTCAGAACCAGGTACCACTAATAATCCAGGAAATTCCGGAGTTATTCGAGTAAACGGCGCAGCCTCTTCGATGCAAAATTTAACAGCTGATTTACAATATTATGTCTGTTATGCATCGTCACCAGGCGCATTTACAAATCCTAATTCAAACCCGCAAGATTCTGAAGAGCTTACTAGATTAGTAAATATTCAAGTAACCGGCAATCCGCTAGATGAAAGTCAGAAAAATTTCGAAGTATTTTTAATGAGTATCGGGCTGAGAGCCATGCCTGCAATTTTATCAAATCCGTTCCCAGTTTTAGAACTTGCTGCCTATACATTAGAATTAGCTGGAGAAGGATTTATATGGAAATTTGCAGTCGAGCGTGGGGTACAATTTTTTAACTTTACACCGTACGGATCACCGGGCCCAGTTGGATTACTAGTTGATGATTTAGATGGTCTTATACTACCAAGTGGAGTACGAATTACAACAGTTACAGGAAGTCCCAGTGGATGGGCAAAGAATATAGCCTTTAACAGAATGGATACAATATAAAAATGACAGTTAGTGAAAAAGTCTGTAAAAATATAGATTGTGGCAAACTGTTTATGACAAAAAAATCACAATATTGTTGCATTGCATGTCGCCAAGTCGGGGCTCTTAAACAGCGCAAGGTTACAAATATAGAACTATTTGGCACAGAAAATCCATTTCAATCATCTATTATTAAAGATAAAATAAAAATTAGT